TGGCTGGTGTAAAGCTCGGATACACTACTGTACTTAGTCAGTCCAATATAGTTTCTGCAATGGGGGCATGAAAGCCCCTCTCTATCAAGAGAGTCGGCCCTTATCGTGAAAAAACAACCGCATTTGCATTTAACCAAAAACATATAGGTCCTCTTTCTTTGTTTGCCGTCAATGCTTGAATGTAATGCAAGTTTATCCTATCACATGCCTGCAAGAAAATCAACAGAAAACCGAAAGGAGGTGTTTTATGAACCTGAGAAAAATGCGGGAGGCAGCGGGCCTCACTGTGACGGAGGTATCCAAGACCATGAACGTGAACCTCTCCACAGTAATGCATTGGGAGGCCGGTGACGCCATGCCTAGGGCGGCGAAGCTGCCAAAGCTGGCGGATCTGTTTGGCTGTACCATCGACGAACTGTTTGACCGGGATCCTCCCTCAGCGGCGGGGTGAGGTGCCGGACACGAACAGGAAAGGAGGTGTTAAGCATGGAAAAACGTCCCACGTCATTTGACGAGCTGGCGCCGCTGCTGAATGTCGGCAGGAATACCGCTTACGAGCTGGTACGCAGCGGCCAAATCAAGAGCATCAAGATCGGCTCGCAGTACCGCATCCTCAAGAACGAGCTTCAGCTGTACCTTGGCCTGCCGGACCAGCCGCCCCAGCCGGCGCCGCCGACTATCGGGAGCCTGCGCCGTCATTGCGCAAGGCGTTCAAGTACCTGACCTGACCATAACACAGAAAGAAGGAAAATACCATGTCGGAACTGTACCAAAACATCTATAAAACCGGGCGTCTTTGTACCAGTCTGACCCAGGAAGCGGCAGCGGAACGGATAGGCGTATCGGTGGAAACCATCCGGGCCTACGAGAGCGGCCGGCGGGTTCCCCCCCGGTGACGTCGTGGAGCGGATGGTTGCCTGCTACCAGGCCCCGCCCCTCGCCTATCAGCACCTGCGCGCAACCGGCGGCCTGATCTCCTATGTCGTGCCGGAGCTGGAGCCCCGGAGCGTCCTGGAGGCGGCGGTGGCGGTGTACCTGGGCCTGCGCCGCATCATGGGCGGCCGCACCGTGGACCGTCTGCTGGAGATTGCCGGGGACGGCGGCGTCGGCCCGGAAGAGCGGGCCGAGTTTGAGCAGATCATAGCGGCCCTTCGGGAGCTGGTCCGGCCCTGTTTGGAGCTGGACGTATTCTGGAGGGGCGGCGGAAAGGAGGACAAATGAAACGCTATGTAATCCAATCACGGATACGAAACTGGGACCCGTGGGAGGTGCTTCCCGGGCGAGAGTATGACACCCTGGCGGAGGCCAAGGCCGCTTTCGAGGCCCTGCCTGTCAAAATGGGGCATCGGATCGCCGAGCGATACACTCAAGTACGGTATAAGGCCGTCAAGGCTGAGGAGGCCAACTGATGAAACGCGCAAAAAAAGACCGTCCCGAAGTTGCAGCTTCGAAACGGCCACGTCCAGGGCTCGCGCCGGGGACCTTGTTCGAGATTATTATACCATATCCCCAAAAAAATGCAAGCCCCAATTCGGACGGGGGAGGGGGTGCCCTCCCCCATGATGACTGGATGGGAGCTTTTCCTGGTAAGCATCGGAACAGGCTGGATTGTCAGCCGAATGTTCCGGGTGATCGACTGGATTGAGAGGAGGTAACGTTATGCTGCAAATATTGACCTGCCGGGCCGACGTGGCGGCAAAGTACGGCACGGACGCCGCCATCTTCCTGCATAACGTCGTCTATTGGGTCCTCAAGAACAAGGCCGAGGGCCGCCACCTTCACCAGGGCCGCTACTGGACCTATGCCTCCCGGAAGGGCCTGGCGGAGATGTATCCGATCTGGTCTGAATCCCAGATCAAGCGCATGATTGCCAAGCTCCGGGACCAGGGGGCGCTGCTGCTGGGAGACTTCAACGAGGACCGGCGGCTTCGTACCAGCTGGTACTCTCCCAGCGATGAAATTATGGCCCTCTACGGGGAGGATTGCATTGGGCGAAATCGTCCAGCGCATTGTCCGGAATCGCCCAGCGCATTGGACGAAAACGGACAATGCATATATAAGGAAGTACAAGAAGAATCACAAGATATACCCCCCTTACCCCCCAAGGGGGAAGGTCAGCGTGCCGGCCGCAAACGGGACAAGTCGGTACCCGCCTGGAAGCCGGAGCGATTCGAGGCGTTCTGGGCCTACTACCGGACCCACGCCCGGGGGGAGGACCGCCAGGGGGCGGTGAAGGCGTGGGACAAGCTCAAGCCGGACGACGGCCTGATCGCCGCCATGGGCAAGGCCCTCCAGGCCCAGCTCCAGACGGAGGAATGGCGGCGGGGCGTGGGCGTCCCCTATGCCAAGACCTGGCTGAACAACCGCCGGTGGACGGACGCGCCCAAGGCGCCGCCTAGGCCTGACCCGGCGGAGGAAGAGGAGCGGTTCGGATGGCGGTGACGAACGAGAGACTCCGGTACTCGCTGGAGGCGGAACAGGGCGTCCTCGGTTCCCTGCTGATCGACCCGAACATTCCCCGGAATGTGCTGGCCGCAGTGCGGGAGGATGACTTCCTGTCCCCGGAAAATCGTGAAATATTCCATGCCGCCAAGGCGCTGTTCCGCGCCGGTGAGGCCGTGGACGCCGTGACCATCCGGGAAAAGCTGGGCGGGAAGTACAGCGATTACCTGCTCCAGTTGATGGAGATTACGCCAACCTCTGCCAACTGGGAGGAATACGCGGAGATTATGCGGGAGAAGGCGGTCTTTCACCGGGTCGCCGCCCTGGGAAGCGAAATGTCCCGCGCGGCGGACCTGGACGATCTCCGCCGCATCCACGCCCAGCAGGGACAGCTCCTTTCCGGCGGGCGGAAGCTGGAAGCCTGGAATATGCACGAGCTGCTGGAAAGCTTTTTCCAGAGCCAAGACCCGGACGCGCCGCCGGTAGAGTACATCTCCTTCGGCCTGGAGGCGCTGGATAAGGGCTCGTACATCATCCCCGGCGACGTGGTGGTCCTGGGCGGCTGCGCCAGCGACGGCAAGACCTGTCTGGCGCTCCAGATGGCCTGGCACATGGCGGAGAAGCGCAAGGTCGGCTTTTTCTCCCTGGAGACGGACCGGAGAAAGTTTCGGGACCGCCTGATGGCCCATTCCGCCCAGCTCCGTTTTTCTGACATCAAGCAAAAGAATATCAGCGGGGAGCAGTGGGCCCTCCTGGCCAAACAGGCGGCCGAATTTGCGGAGCGGGACCTGACGGTGATCGAGAGCCCCGGTATGACGGCCACGGAGATACAGGCCGTCAGCATGGCCTACGGCTTCCAGGTGATCTTCATCGACTATGTGCAGCTGATCACTCCAGAGACGGACTCCCGGACGCCGCGGCATGAGCAGATGGCGTCGGTCTCCAGGGCCTTACATACCTTCGCTCAGAAGTTCAAGACGCTGGTGGTAGAGCTGGCCCAGCTGCACCGCATGGACCAGGACAAATGGCGGGCGCCCACGATGCACGACCTGAAGGAGACCAGCCAGTTTGAGCAGGACGCGGACATGATCTTCCTGCTGTACCAGCCGGGGCCCAAGAGCAAGCTGGACAAAGAAACCTCCCGCCTCCTGACCATCGGGAAGAACAAGGAGGGCCGCCGGGGCGACTGGCCGCTGTACTTCGACGGCGAGAAACAGACGTTTTCCGTCATGGCCTCGGAGGACGGGAAGGAACTGTTTCGGAAATACCAGGAGGGCGGCCGGAAGGTCAAAGCCCGGAACCGGGCGGCGGCCATGGCGGAACAGCAGATGAAGATTACAGAGCTGCCGGAGCGGGAGGACGGGATGCCCTTTTGACAAAACAAACGCTGCCTCGGCGGCGGAAAGGATACGACATGAAAACCATAGCGGTTTTAAATTTAAAAGGCGGGACGGCGAAGACCGTCACCGCAACCACCATGGCCCGCTGCCTCTCGGCGGAGCATGATAAGCAGGTGGTGCTGATCGACGCGGACCAGCAGGGGAACCTGTCCCAGTATTTCGGCGTGACCGACACCAGCGGCCGCGGCAATACCTGGACGCTGCTGACGGAGGGCGCCGGGTACTGGCCCGATTTTGTGACCCCGGCGGGGCCGAACCTGGACCTGATCCCCTCCGGTATGGAGCTGGCCCGCGCGGACTTGCCGGACAGCGGCGCCAGGGTGACGGCAATCGACGAGCTGCGGGAGGCGCTGGACGAGAACGGCGTTGACTATCTCATCATCGACCTGCCGCCCTCCCTGGGCCTCGCCACACAGGCGGCCCTGCTGGCGGCGGACGAGGTGATTATCCCTATCCGGCTGGACGTGTTCTCCACGGCGGGCATGGCGGAGTTGGCCCGGCAGGTGGACTCCATGCGGCAGGTGAACCCCCGCCTCCGGGTGGCGGGCGTGCTGGGAACACAGTACCAGCGGACCGCCGAGGAGCGGGAGATCCACCGCCTGCTGGCGCTGGAATCGGGCCTCCCGGTGTTCCGGACGCTGATTCGGCAGAGCCCGCCGGTTCCCCGGAGCATCGCGGCCCGGGAGAGCATTCTGACCTTCTCGCCCCATTGCGGGGCGTCGAAGGACTACCGGGCTTTCGTCCGGGAATATCTCGAGGGGAGGTAAGGACATGGGATACGATCTTGTGGAAGTCCTGCGGGGACAGCTGAAGGGGGTCAATGGGGCCCCCGCAAAATCCGCGGATTTTGTGGGGAGAGCCGGAGGAAGCGGAGCGGTGGAAGGGAGCGGCGAAGCCGGTCCCGCCCGGAGCGGAGCTTTTGACGGCGGCGTGTCCAAGTTCCCGCGTAATGAACGGGACCTTCGGCACCGTATGGGCGGACGGCGTGGAGATCGCGGAGATCAGCGCCTTTCAGCTGAAGGTGACGAAGAACTGGGACCCCATTAGCATGTGCGGACAGATGGAAGAGGACCGGAAGCTCACCGGCATCAAGATCACCGGCTCCATGACCCTCCACAAGGTCTACAGCCGTGGGGTTGACGATGTGGAGGCTGCCGCCAGGGGCCACGACGTGCGGCGGACGCTGGTGGCAAAGCTGGACGACCCCGACGCCTACGGCGCGGAGCGCGTGGCGGTGTACGGCATGAACTACGATGAGCAGACCCTGATGGACTTTGCCGCCGGCAAGGCGGGGAGTATGACGGTGCCCTTCCAGGCCACGAAGTTTGAGTTCCTGGATCGGGTAGCGCCGCCGCAGCAGTAAGAAGGAGGGCCGTATGGAAAACGAGAAGATTGTAAGCGTTTTGGATCTGCTGCTGAGGCCGGAGCTACCGGACGCGCGGAAGGTGTTGCCGGAGAAGCGGGTGGAGGTAAAGCGGCTGAGTGAGATCACCGGGGAGCCTGTGATCTTCACGCTGCGGGCGCTGAGCTATAAGGAGGTCCGGGATATCCAGGACAAGCCCAGGGAGGACCAGGCCGTCTCCGCTGTGCTGTATGGCTGTAAGGACCCCAGCTGGAGGGATAAGCGGCTGCTGGATCTGGAGAAGGGAATCGTGGCGCCGCCGGACGCCATCAAGGCCCGTTTGACTGCCGGGGAGATCGACGAGCTGTATACCGAGATCCAGATCCTTACCGGCTACATCAGGCGGACTCTGGCTGACGTAAAAAACGACTGAGGGCGGAGGATGACCCGGGCCTGTTCCTGTTGTACTACCTGTTCGCCGTTAAAAACTGGGGGCTGGCGGATCTGCGGGCCCTCTATGAGGGACGGGACGGGTGGACAGAACTGGTCCGGGTATTCGCCGCCAGACAGGCGGAACGGCGGAAAGAGGGCTTTATCTGGTAGGAAAAGAAGACCGCCCTCCCAAGGGGGAGGGCGGGTACAGTTATCCTTTTGGCAGAGAGCTGGACCAGATGACCCAGGGAATGTACAACACAAGCGCAATAATCTCAAGAACCATAATAGAAGGGTAGTCCCTGGACAGACTTACCGTCATAGGAAAAGTAAGCAGAAGCCCAACAGCGGCAACCCAGAGGGGAATCCGAAATTCATAGCCGGCTTGACGAAAGCTGCTGCATGGTTTTGAGTCCGGCGGGACAGCATTGTATTCCCTCAGCTTGGTGTTCAATTCTTTTAGTAGGGGCAGAAGCTCGGGGCTGTCATTGGGACAACGATCTACCTCAGCCTGAAGACGTTCAATCTCTTGAAATATCTTTCCTTGCTTTTCAAAGCGTGTCACCATGCGTCCCTCCTTCCCCTTGTCTTAAAACCAATATAACAGCTTCAAAGGAAAATGTCAATGTGAGGTGAAGACTGTGGCTGATAACATTTCCATCGTCATGACGATGAAAACGGACATCGACACCAAGCTGAGGAGCATCTCCAACACGGCTCAGGGCTGTTCCAAAGAGTTTGAGGAGGTTCAGCGCCGGGCGCAGGAGCTGGGCAGCCGGTTCTCCGCGCTGAATACGCGGTACGAGGACTTCAATAAGAAGTCTGCCGCTGCAAAGTCTCAAGCGGAGGCGCTGAAGCTGGAGATGTCCGCCATGACCAAGGCTGCGAAAGCCAGTGGTCAGGAGCTGGACGCGGTACGCTTTGAAAATCTCCGAAAAGAATACTTGGACCTGACCGACAGCGCCAAGGGCTACGCCAGCGCGGCAAAGGACACCCTCAAGGAAATGAAGCTCATTGATGAAGAGATCCGGAAGATGGATCTTGCGGAGCCGGATGCCGGTAACGGAGGTTCCTCTTCTACGGGCTTCATGTCCAATCTACTGGGCGGAGACATTGCGGGAAAGCTGGCGCAATCTGGTTTGTACCAGATGATCGGAGATTCGGCCTCCAACGTCATCGGCACATTGGCGGAGAGCGCCCTGGGACAGCCTCTTGCCACCCTTGGCAGTAGCGTTGCCTCCGGGGCCACCAGCGGCGCAGCGGCCGGCGCATTGCTGGGTCCGTGGGGTGCTTTGGCCGGGGCAGGGATCGGCGCGGCCACTGGCTTTGTCAATGGCGGTACCCAAATCTATGAAGCCCAGGACGAAGCCTTCAAGGATTACTATCGTTCCCTCTATGAGGACACCAACGCTGCCACGGCAGAGCGGCTAGCCTCCGGCTCCACCCTGGCGGCGGGGCGAGAGACCACAAAGCTGTCCTTCAACACCCTCCTGGGTGACGACAAGAAGGCCGCCGTGTTCCTGGAGCAGGTCCAGGACACCGCCAACACAACGCCGTTCCTCTATGACGACCTGGTGGGCATCTCCAAGACCATGCTCAGCTTCGGCACGGCGGTGGACGACATCATCCCCACACTGACGAAGGTGGGCGATGCGGGAGCCGCCCTGGGCCTCAGCACAGCAGATATCGGGACGGTAGCGACCTACTTGGGCCGGATGCAGTCCAGCGACAAGGCGACGCTGGAGTATTTGAACCCGCTGAACGAGCGGGGCTTCTCCGTTTTTCAGTGGTTGGCGGACGACCAGGGCGTCAGCGTCGGGGATGTTTACAGCCAAATCTCCAAGGGTGAACTGTCCGGCAGCTACGTCAGCGACGTGATCCTGAGCCAGTTCGAGAAGCTCTACGCCGGAATGATGGACGTGCAGTCCAAGTCTACCGAGGGCCTGGACAGCACGCTCCAGGGCCTGAAGGAGAACGTGGATGCCGCCGGGGGCGACGCCTACAACGATATGCGGAACGCCTCCAAGGAGGCGGATATCGCCGCCTACGGCGGGGCGCTGGGGGACAAGTTGGCGGAGCTGAGCGCCGTCGGCGGCGAGGTCCAGGCGTACGGGGAAAATATGAGCGACCAATACCAGCGGGAGGCATTGAACGCCGTGCTGCTGGGGGACCTGGACAAGGAGACCACCGTCTTCGCCCCGGAAGACGCGGACAAGCTGGAAGCCCTGCGCCAGCAGTTTTCTGAAGCCGAAGAATCGTACAGAAACGGCAGCATGGAAGCCGGACAGAAGATGGTGGACCTCAAGGAGGAAGCCGAGGCCCTGGCGACGGCGGCTTATGAGTCCAGCGAGTGGGCACAGTCCATGCGGGACGCGGAGATCGACCAAATCGACGCTACTCGGGAACTGACAAAGGCAATGGTATCCGCTACGGATGCCTTCAGGCAAAACAACGCGTTTTCAAAGGGCGGCGGGAGTCCTGTTTTAAAACTTCTTGGCGTCGGCAGGACCGCTGCGGACGAGGCGGAGCGCACGGAGTGGGTGACCTCCCAGGACGAGGGGGCCGCACTGGCGGCGGTGGGCGACGTCGGTGTGCTGGAGGCCATGGGATATTACAACAACTCCCATGCCTTCGGGCTGAATTACGTACCCTATGACGAATACCCGGCGCTGCTCCACCAGGGGGAGCGGGTGCTGACAGCGGCGGAGGCACGGACGATGGACCGGATACTTCCGTTCCCGGCGTATGGCTTCTGGGGCCCTCACGAAAGCCTGGCGGAGCGGTTTTCGTGGGGAGAGGAGGAAGGAATGTGGGCGAAGTCCTCACTGTCAGGCGGGGACGGAACGGAGCGGAATTTCTTCCGACGGGGTTCCGACTGGAGCGGAATTTTTGATGATGAGAATTGGCCCACTTTTGCATTTGGCCTTGCGTCGGCACCCTATGGCGACTTCCCGGCGCTGCTCCACCAGGGGGAACGGGTCACTCCGCCGGCAGGGAGCCGCGGCAGCGGGAACGTGAACGTTGAGATCCACGTCGACGAGCTGCACGTTCGGCAGGACTCCGACGTCGATACCATCGCTGAGGCGCTGCTCCGGAAGATCCAAATCGCTGAGCTGAGGAGAGGTGGCTGAGATGCAGATCATCTTCCGCGATACCAAGACCAATGTGGAGCTCATCATGCCGGTGACGCCGCCGGACTTTTATGTGGAGGACGGGCTTCAGATCGAAGAATTGTCTATGACAGATACGGGTGAAGTAAACCTGCCCGGGCTGCGGCAGTTGTTCAATGAGCGTATGGAGTTCCTGCTGCCCTCCTCCGAGCGGAACTATACTACCGTCGGGTGGACCGGGGATCCTTACGCCGTCGTTGACCGCCTTGTGGAGTGGTCCAATAACGGTGATGTACTGCGCTTCATCGTCACAGACACGCCGGTCAATTTCCCGGTGCTGCTGGGGCCTGTGCGCCACGGGCAGCGGGACGGGGGACGTGTACGTCACGCTGGAGCTGCGGCGGTACCGGGAGCTGGCGGAGGAGAGCACGGAGATCAACCAGGACACCGGAAACCTGGGCCGGGCCGCGCCCCAGGAGAAGAAGGAGGAGGGGGCCTACACCGTGGTCAAGGGGGACACCCTTTGGGGCATCTGCCGGAGGACCTACGGGGACGGGACCCTTGCCTGGAAGCTGGCGGAGGCCAACGGCATCAAAAACGCCAACCTGATCTATCCGGGCCAGGTGGTCAAGCTGCCGGACAAGGGAAGTCTGTAAAAGAAAATGTGTCCAAGTTGGACACACCGTCGGGAGGGAGAGTTGGATGGCATACGATGATCTTTTGAAGATCCGCACATGGTCCTTGGACGGTGCCAGGACTGAACACATCACCGAAAAAGTCCAGGCCAAGACTTGGAGCGGCAGTTACAAGGACTGCGCCCGGCAGCTGAGTTTTTCCGTCCTCCCGGAGGCCCTGGCGGAGTTGGGGGGCATGGCAAGGCTGTACCTGGGGCCGGAGATCCTTTTCTCCGGGCACATCGTCACCCGGAGCCGGGACAGCCTGGGCCATACCATCGACTGTACAGCCTTGGATAACGGGATGTACCTGAAGAAAAACAGCACCTACATGGCCGTCCGGAAACAGACGGCGGAGGCCGTCACGAAGCAGCTGTGCGGGGAGTTCGGGATCCCCTGCGGGGAGCTGGTGGCGACGGGCGTGCCCCTGAGCCGGAACTTCCTGGGCGTCAGGCTGTACCAGATTATCCAGACCATGTACACACTGGCGGCGGAGCAGACGGGGAAGCAGTATCAGATCCGGTTCCGCTCCAACCACCTGCAGGTTGTGGAGAAGGCCATCGGGCCGGAGAGCCTGCGGCTGGTCCCCGGGAGCAACCTGATCTCGTGCCAGTCCCGGGAGAGCATCGAGAATATGGTGAACCGGGTGGCAATCTATGACGACGGTTTCCGAAAGGTGGCGGAGTATGACAGCCCGGAAAATTACGTTGCCCTCTACGGTCTCATGCAGAAAGCCCTCAAGGCCAGCGACCGGGAAAGCCCGGAGGCCACGGCCAAGGACATTCTGGAGCAGAACGGGATCTCCACCACCATCACCGCCCAGTGCTTGGGGAACGTGAAGCTGATCACCGGCAACGCCGTGGCGGTCCATGAGCCGATCACCGGCGTCGACGGCCTGTTCTGGATCACGGCGGACAGCCACACGGTGAAGCGGAGGATCTATCAGACGAAGGTGACCCTGGATTTCCGGAATTTAATGGACGAGCAGTCCGCCGGGAGCATCCCAAAGGAATGATCATGATGAAAAGGTGGTGAAGGCCAGATGAGCGGCATATTCCCTATCGTCCAGCCAGAAACGGCAGAGGCTGAGCCGAAGCGGCTGCCGTTGTGCATGGAGGTGGCCTGGGACTTCGAGGGCGGGAGGCCCATCTTTTCCGGCGGCAAGCCGCTGGTGGTGACGGGCAAGGAAGCTGTGAAGGTCTGGATCTGGAAGGCCCTTATGACCGCCCGGTTCCGCCACAGCGTCTACAGCTGGGACTACGGCAGCGAGGTGGAGAGCCTGATCGGTAAGCCTTTCACCCCGGCAGTGAAACAGAGCGAGGCTGTCCGTTATGTCCGGGAAGCACTGATGGTCAATCCCTACATACGGGCTGTGCGGTAGGTGGATGTCAGCTTCCAGGACGACGACCTGACCATCTGCTGCGAAATCGAAACGATTTATGGAAATGTGCGCGTGGCAATTTAAGAGCGTGACGCCGGAGTACCAGGCGTTTTTACTTTATCCAGCCGAAGACATCCTCCCAGGCTAGGGAGGGCAGTAAGGAGGAGGCTATGATGTTGTGGCGACCATGAAGGAAATGGCGGCGGAATACCGGATCGCGGCGGCAAAGCTGGCATTGAGAATTAAGGAGAAAAAAGCCCAAGGCGCTCTTCCTACAGAAATACATTCCCTTCAGGAAACCCTTCAGGATATCCGTGATACACAGCGCCTTCTGGATGGCTACTATGATATTCCCCGCACCAGTAGAAACGCCGCCGTAGGCTGGAAGGCCCGGAGGTCCAGAGATGACCATTGATGAACTTCGAAAACGGAAGCGGGAGCTGGCCCTGAAGAAATATGAATTGGAATGCCAGCCGCCGGACGAAAGAGACGCCCTTGCCCTTGCAATCGTCAGCGAGGAATTTTGGGATGTACTTGAACAACTCAAGGCCGTAGACCCTCCCTCCCAGCCGTGAAAACGAAAGACAACCGTTACACCAGGGTATGACTTTGTTTTAAACCGGCAGCAGTTCCTTAAATGGCAGGCTGAGGAACAGTCTTTCGACGAGGTGATCGCCCAGGGCCATGCCCAACTCCGTAACGAGACTGTCTGTGCTTTAGACCGTTTGCCACCCCGACAGCGGGAGGTGCTGGAATTGAAATTAGCAGGCTGTTCCGCCGGAGAAAATGCCCGGATCCTTGGCATGGCCAGGAGCAGTTTTTACAACAGGTCATATGCCGCTCAAAGAAATGTGCGTATAGAGGCGAAAAAAGCCTTAGCCATAAATCGGCTGCTGGATGGGAAGCGTGTCCTTGATCTGACGGATAGCAACGTGATAAGGACAATACTGCGGGCTATGACACCCAGCCAGGCGGCCTATTTTTATCTCTACTATTCAGAAGGATTATCCACTCCCCAAATCGCGAAGCTGTGTGGGCTTAATCGCAGCACCGTTATTTCGGGAGTCTCTCGCGCTCTGAAGAACATTGATATCTTACTCAGGGGGCAGGATGTGCTCCTTCAGCACCCGGAGGCACTGAACGAGCCAAGCTATAAGGTTTATTGTGAACTACGTGCCCACCCAGAAATTGTCCAGCTCATCACTCCTTCCCCCAAACCTTGCAACTGCCGGGATCAACGTGACCCGACTCCCCCTTGCCGCAATCCTTATAAATGTACTATTCATGTGCGGGTATCCAGGAGAAAAAACCCCGCCCAGTGCGCCGCCGGGGAAACTCCGCGCCGCTCTGGTAGAACGAGGAGGAGATATGATTCCGGCACTGACAACTGTATTTTCCATCTGTCAGGCTGACAGGGGAGGAACAGATGACTATTGATGAACTACTGACCCTGGAAAAGAAGCTCGTGGCCCAAAAGAAGTGTGAACTGGAACGCCAGGACCCAGGTGAGAAGAACAGTGCGTCCCTGGAAAGAATCCGCCGGGAATTGTCGGATATAAGGGTGCAGATACAAGCCGCAGCTTCTGCGGCGCTGACAGCCGACAAGCAGAGTGCCACTATGACCGTAAACTACTTTGTGGCAAAACAGCGCTTTTTCAAGCTGCCTTCTATGGGGCGGCCTTTAAATGCCAAGTCTGCCAAAGCCTATGAGGAGCTTCAAGACGAGATTTCCCTTGCTGTTGATCATCTGTCGTCTGCCCAACGGGGATCGTTGTATCTGGCCTTGAGGGGCTGGTCTTTCAGAGAGATATCCGAGGTTTTTGGCATTGCTAAAGGTACTGTGCGCTCACGGGTAAATTCTGCAAAAAAGTATGTTTTGACGGAAGCAGAATTGGCAATGACGAGGAAGCGGCTGCTGGCCAAGGGACATATCCTTGATATGAGACAACCTGATATTATGGAAGCAATTTTGGCGGTTATGACACCCAAACAGGCGGCTCATTTTTACCTCTACTACTCAGAAAACCTTACCTTTCGGAAAATCGGAGAGCTGCTTGGGTGTGCCGCAGGGGCTCCTTTTGAGTCTATTTCAAGGGCGCTGCGAAGCATCGACATCCTGCTGGGTGAGCAGGATGTGATTCTTGAGCACCCGGAGGTGCTGGATAAGCTGGGCTACAGAGTGTATTGTGATCTGTGTACTCACCCGGAACTTGTCCAAACAGCCAATTCGTTACCCAGAACGTCCTTTCGGCAAGGCCGGGAATATCTGATACCATCCCAACACGCGGTGCCCAGGTGGGTCGTTCACGTTCAGGTATGGCGGCAGGTGGACCAGCGGTGGAGGGCACCTGAAAACACGCCGGAGATGCCGCACGGACAGCTCCTTGCCGCTCTGATGGAGAGTGGGAAAGATATGTCTCAGGAGTTGAAGAATGTGTTTTCTGTCTGCAAGTATAAATTCAAACAGCGCAAGGCTCCAAATAGCCAATGACGTTCTTATAAGGCTTGGCAGAGGGGAGGGGCATAAAGAGACTACACAGCATAAAAAGAGCTCGGCGGTTCATATATCTCCGGGCTCTTTTTTCGAATATTCCTCTCGATTAACGTTCAAGCATATAATGCTTTGCTATGTCACCTTTTAAAGCAAAATTTGCTAAATCAGAAAGGAACGTCGTGTGGAAACCACTGGCAACTTTTGGATTATGATCACGACCTATTTCAATAGATGGAGATAGCCCAATAGAAACCCCATATGATAACGGTTTTTTATAAAGGCTAGCAGTAATTTCATCGCATATTTCTTTGGTTTTCATCAGACTAGCCCTCAGTGCATGGATATTCCCTTTTTTGACTTCTTCACTGATTTCATTGACACTTTTCCTGAATAGGGAAACATTTTTTTCCTCTCGAAGTTCCAGCGCAATCCTAAACTCGTCAAGAGGGTCTTTTGCTATTTTTGATATGAATTCATATAAAATTGGAAATGATGTAGACAAGAGTTGAAATTGAGCTAATTCATTGATGGCTTCGATATATTCACGAACTTCTTTATCTATGATATCAAGGTAAACACGACCATCAAACTTGCGCGGAAATATACCGGAATCGTAGAGAAGTTTTGCCCTATAGGGATGTGGTAAATATGCTAATCCTGTACTATTTGCTTTCATTAAGTAAAGGCCACCCCGCCATAGCATATAACTGCGCTCTTTGAAATTAATAATATCCCCATTATTGGTTAGAATATCTACCAATTTATTATATATTTCACTATCTGATAAATCCCGAATATCGTATGAGTCTAAAGAAATAAAGTGGGCAAAAGATTCATCCCCAAGTATTTCATGAAGTCTTGTAATTGCACAATAATCATTGCTTTTTGTGCGATCTATGTTAATGTAGATATCATCCCAAAGAACGGTTGCGGTTAGCAAGTTCTGTTGACAAAGAAATAATTCGGAAGAATCAACGTCAAATTTATTGTACTTTTCCTGTAAAAGCAAAAGAGCCTCAGATACTCCGAGAGAATCAAGCACAACCCCAGACAAAAAAACCCCTCATTTCATCAAAGAAATTACACGGAACAGGCTCTGAAAGGGAATCCCTTCCATGTGAGGTAGCATAGACCATCTTTTCAAAAAAGTCAAATAAAATCGAAAAACGGAGAGACGATGCCCCTCTGCTCTGCCTTCATAAAAGTTCTTCGATGAGGGGTAAACCTCTTGACCAAGAATACGGCCTGATACGGGCATCGCAGGCGGTGGGTTAATAGGTGGCAAAGTACCTCCGCCTCGGCAATGTAAGGTGTGTGATAAATGCCCCGAACGGTTCGGACGTCCGGAGCTTGATTCCTGCGAGCGGCTCTGTACTTAAATTATTTCCCTATGGTTTCCCTTTAGCGGGGAATTGCGCTTAGGAATATGAGGTACTTGGTAACATGAAAAGTTCTGCAATTCTGAAAGAATAGCGGCGTGTCTCAACTTTTAACACATGATAAACTCTATCCTAGCAGTTCAAATCCCGCCACTCGGACCAACTTGCATTGACAAAAAAGATGCAGGCAAAAATCCCGCACTTCGGTGCGGGATTTTTGCGCCTAAAGCAGAAAAAACAGCTTAACTTGCAATAATTAACGAGCATTTACAA